CAACGTTGGAACGTGGGCGGACACACGATCAAGAAAACGCTCATGCAGCGCCTTATCAACGACGGTGACCTCGAAGAGGACCGGCGGCGCTTCCACTTCCCGGCCGACCACGAGGACTCGTTCTATCAGGAGCTCACGGCGGAGCGGCTGGATACGGTGGCGAATCGGTGGGTACGCCCGAAGGGCAAGGCTAACGAGGCCCTGGATACGTTGGTCTACGCGTACGCAGCCGCACTCAGCCCCCGCGTACGCCTGCACGTCATGCGCGACGCGGACTGGGCGGTCTTGGAAGCGAAGCTTGAACCGGGCACGGGGGATCTCTGGGTTGTGCAGCCAGCGGCACCCCCGGTGCCGGCCAAGACGACAGCTGCGGCCGCTCCCGCTCCCGCTCCCACGCTACCGGCCTCCGAAGGGGCGGAACCGGCCACCGCCGCCGTCGCTCGTCCGGCGGCGAATCCGTTGACCGTGACACCGCGCGGCCACGGCAATCCCTTCAGGAGGCGAACATGAGCGCTATCGTGGAACCGGGCGATTTCGAACCCGCCAAGCGCCTGGTCGACGAACTGGCGATGGCATTGGTGCAGGCGCGTGGCGTTTCGTTCGAACAGGCGGTGGCCCACGTCCGACCGATCGTGGCGTACCTTCAGCAGCAATACGGCGGCGACGAGATGTACATTCCCCGCCCGGGACGAACCTACCCCGTCGCCGATATCGTGGCGGCCACACGGCGCGGCGATGGCGTGAAGCGCATCTGCTCGCAGTTCGGCATCAGCCGTCGGACCTACTTCTGGCTCATGGCCCAGCATCGCTGAATCGCTGGTCCGGGGCGGTGCAAGCTTTCCGGTAAGAATTGCACTCGCGCCTGCCCACGATGGCGGCATGTCTACCGCCACCGACATGCGCGACCGTTACCTCGAAGCCGAACTGGCGATCCTCGCCGGGCAGACGATCGAGTTCGGAGGCAAGCGCCTCACCATGGCCGACCTGGCTACGATCCAGGCCGGCCGGAAAGACTGGGAGCGCCGCATAGCGGCGGAGCAGGGTGGGCGCACCGGGGCGGTAGCGAACCTGGCAGGGCCTTGCGGTGGCCGTGAGGGCAGCGAGCGCCACTGGGGACGCAACTGATGGCGCGTCGCTCCCTCCCGGCGTTCGACCGGCTCTTGCTCAGCGTGGCGCCCGGCTGGGCCGCCGCCCGGGCGCAGTCACGCTATCGCGCTCAGGCGTACGGCGCCGCTTACGAGGCGGTCGAACCCGGTCGACTCCGCAAGCGTCCCCGTGATCGCGGCAACGGCAACGCGGTGGTGGCCACCAGCCAGATGGCCTTGCGCGACATGGCGCGTCACCTCGACCGCAACCACGATATCAGCCGCGGCATCCTCGACATCCTCGTGCGCAACGTCGTCGGCCCCGACGGGATCGGCGTCGAACCGCAGCCGCGCGACACGGCAGGCAACATCGACAATGACCTGGCCGCGCAGCTCAGTGAACTGTGGGAAAAGTGGAGCGCGCTGCCCGAGGTGACCGGCGAACTCAACCGCGCTCGCAGCGAGCAGCTCCTCGCGCGGAGCTGGTTCCGCGACGGCGACAGCTTCTGGCAGTACGTCGAAGGCAACGTCCCGTCGCTCACGCACGGGTCGGTCGTGCCGTTCTCGCTTGAGTTGCTGGAGTCGGATATGTGCCCGGTCGACTACAACGACCCGAGCACCAACACCCTCCAGGGCGTCCAGTGCAGTGATTGGGGCAAGCCGCAGCGCTACTGGATGTACAAGACGCATCCGGGCGAGCCCTACGCACCGATGCCCACGCTGAAGGCGGTGGACACGGCCAAAATCGGGCACATCAAGTTGATCGATCGCATCGGTCAACGCCGTGGTGTCAGCATCTTCGCCAGCGTGCTCACGCGGCTGGATGACCTCAAGGATTACGAAGAGAGCGAGCGTATCGCCGCGCGGATCGCCGCGTCGATGGCCGCCTTCATCAAGAAAGGTGACCCGGGATCGTTCCCGGATGCCCCGACCGATCCCAATGCGAAGAAGCGGGAGCTTTATTTCGAAGCCGGGATGATCTTCGACGATCTCGCGCCCGGCGAGGACATCGGGACGATCGACAGCAAGCGGCCGAACCCGAACGCTGCCGCGTGGCGCGACGGTCAGATCCGCGCGCTTTCGTCCGGCACGAACGTCAGCGCGAGTTCCTCCAGCAAGAATTACAACGGCACCTACAGCGCCCAGCGGCAGGAGCTCGTCGAGCAGTGGGGCGCCTATTCGATGCTCAGCAAGGCGTTCATCGACCAGCACACGGCCGAGGTCTACGGCCGCTTCTGCGACATGGTCATCCTGGCGGGACTAGTGCGGTTGCCGAAGGGCATGACGCGCGAAGGGTTCAAGCACGCCGTCTACGTGCCCCCGTCGATGCCATGGATCGACCCCTTGAAGGAAGTCAACGCGTATGCCGAAGCGGAAGACCGCTGCTACGTGTCGGGTCCCGAAATCCTCCGTCGGCAGGGACGCAATCCCGCTGACGTCCTGCGTGCGCAGTCCAAATGGCAGGCCGACAAGCGTGACGCGGGCCTGCTCGCTGCCAGCGCCACCGTACCCCCGGAGAAAGACGATGAACCTTCCGCGTAACCGCCTCTTCGTGGCGATGGCGGCCGCCGACGGCGGCACGCCGATCCGACCGGTGATGGTCCTTCGGCCGGTCGCAACCGCCGCCAACGAGTACGAACTGCTCATCTATGGCGATATTGGCGAAAGCTGGTGGGGTGACTCCGTTTCGGCGTTGAGCATCGTCCAGCAGCTTCAGGCGCTCGACGCTGGCGTGACGCAGCTGAACGTCCGCATCAACAGCTATGGCGGCAGTGTCAGCGACGGTCTGGCGATCCACAACGCGCTGCGTCGCCACTCGGCGCGCAAGGTGGGCACGATCGATGGCGTCGCCATGTCCAGTGCCAGCCTGATCGCGATGGCCTGCGATGAATTGCAGGCACCGCCGGAATCCGTGCTCATGATCCACGCCCCATGGGGGCTGGCTCAGGGCAACGCGCAGGATATGCGCGAGATGGCCGACGTGCTGGATATCTACGCCGACGCCATGGCGAACGCCTACGCTCGCAAGAGCGGCAAGCCCAAGGCCGAGATGCTGGAGCTCCTCGCCGACGGCAAGGACCACTTCTACACCGGCGATCAGGCCCTTGCCGCCGGCTTTGTCGACGCGCTGGTCGCGGATGTGACCGAGGAGGAGGACGAGGCGGATGCCAAGGCGGTCGGCGAGATCCGCGCGCAAGGCGTGAGCCGATTCACTTCCGGCGCCTCGGCACAGTTGCAGCGGCAGGCGCTTGCCGCGGCGGGCCGCCAGCGCAAAGCCATGCCCGCCGGCGATAAGCCGCGCGTCCGCGCCGCCTCCGGCGTCGATCTCACCACTTTCAACCTGGCCCTCGGTTCCGCCGAAGGGCAGCAAGCCCTCGTGGGCGCCCTTACGACGGCCTTGACGGCCGATACCGGAGACACTGATATGAAGCGACGCAAGCTGTATGCCGCCCTCCGCGCGCCCGCAGGCCCGGAGGGTTCCGAGAGCGGTGGTGGCACCCTTAATCCGCCGGCCGCCGACCCGACCACGGCCGTCATGGCTGCCATGCGGCAGCGTAGCGCGGCCATCCAGGCGTTGTTCGAACCGTACCTGGCGCGGCCAGGCGTGCAGGCGCTGCACGTCGCGGCGCTCGCCGACCCGACGCAGACGGTCGACCAGGCGCGGGCGAAGTTGCTGGATCACATTGGCGCCTCGGCGAGCCCGGTGCGCATCGAATTGGTCGCCGATGAAGCCGACAAGTTCCGTGCCGCTGGCGAGAACGCGATCCTCGCCCGCGCGGGCTTCGCGAAGGCCGACGGCCAGAACCCGCTGCGCGGCATGAATCTGCGCGAGATGGCGCGTGCCTCGCTCAAGCGCGCGGGTCGAAATAGTGACGGCATGGACGTCCGCGAAATGGTGGCGGCCGCCTTCACGAGCACCTCGGATTTCCCCGCGCTGCTCACGAGCACGGCACGCACGGCGCTCCTGAAGGGTTACGAGGAATCGCCGGAAGTCTTCGAACAGTTCACGCGCAAAGGCACGCTCACCGACTTCAAGCCGGCCGAGCGTGCGGGCCTGGGCTTCTTCTCGTCGCTCGACAGGATTCCCGAGGGTGGCGAGTACAAGCACGGGACGTTCGGCAGCGCCGGCAACTCCATCGTCCTGGCGACCTACGGCAAGATGTTCGCGATCACCCGCCAGGCCATCATCAACGACGACCTCGGTGCGTTCACCGAAGTGCCGAAGAAGATGGGCAAGTCGGCACGCCGCACCATCGGCAACCTCGTGTTTGCCGTCCTGACCAAGAATCCCAAGGTGGCCGATGGCAAGAGCCTCTTCCACTCGGATCACGGCAACATCCTCACCCCGGGAGCTCCCATCACCACGGATTCCGTCGCTGCGATGCGTGTCGCGATGGGCACCCAGAAGGTCGACGATCAGCCGGTGGCTCTGCCGCTGAAGTACCTGATCGTGCCGGTCGCCCTGGAGGGGCCGGCGAACCTGGTGCGTTCGGCGCAGTACCGCATCGGCGGTGCCGACAACTCAACGACGCCGAACGTGGAGCAGAACCGCTTCGAAGTAATCGCTGACGCCCGTCTGGATGCCTTCAGCGCCACCGCGTGGTTCGGCGCCGCCGATCCCAACCTCTTCGACACCATCGAAGTGGCCTATCTGGATGGTGTCGAGCAGCCATTCCTCGATCAGAAGGACGGTTGGAGCGTCGACGGCACGGAGTTCAAGGTCCGCATCGACGCGGGTGTCGCCCCGCTGGACTACCGCGGCCTGGCGAAGAACGCGGGCGCTTAACGGCGCAGTCCTGCTCACCTCATCACAGCGATTCGGAGAACTGATATGACCACCAAGTACGTGCAGCGCGGCGAGACGATCGACTACACGCCAGCGGCCGCCGTTGCCAGCAACGACGTGATCGCCCTCGGCGTCCTGCTCGGCGTCGCGGTCAGCGACATCGCCGCCAACGACACCGGCGCCCTCGCCATCGAAGGTGTGTTCGACCTGCCGAAGAAGACGGGCGGCGCGGTGACCGCCGGCCAGCGCGTCACCTGGAGCGTGGCCGACAAGGCGTTCATCGGCGGTGCGGGCGTCGCTAACGACGTGGCGGGCGGTGCGGTCGCAATCGCCGCGGCGGCCAATGGCGATGCCACGGTACGCGTCAAGCTCACCCCGGGCGCCGGCTCGCTGGTCGCAGGCGCCTGATCGTGGCCGCGGCGACTCGCCCCTCGTTCCGTCAGCTGACCGCGGCGGCGGCTCGCCGGCTCCTTGTAGGAATCGGCGAGCCGGCGACGTACGTCCGCAGTGACGGAACGGCCTTGGCCGATCCGGTGCTTGCCGCGCTGGCACAGCAGGCCACGGAGGTGGGCGAGTACGCGGTGACGATGGCCACCGTCTCCACCATCGACGTGCTCAACGCCGAGGTGCCGGACCCGGAGCAGGGCGATCGCATCATCCTGGCCGACGGCCAGACCTGGGTGGTCGACCGGAAGTCCACCGACGACGGTGACATCACCACGCTCATCGTTTCGCTGGGCGAGGCGGCGCCGTGATCGGCCTGAAGAGCTACCGCACGCTGGTCGAGGGGTGGCTGAAGGTCATTCGTATCGAAAACGGCTACCAGACCGACCTCGGCGACTCGGTGTCGTCCAAGCGTAAACCCGCCAACGGTGACGACCGGCGCTTCAGCACGTTCGTGCTCATCGACGGGCTGAACAGTGTGAAGAAGACGCCGCACAGGCGCGACTGGGAGTTCGACGTGGTCATCGAGGCGCGGCTGCCCACGGCGGCTGATACGGCCGAGGACACCATCGCGGACGTCATGGAGGACATCGTGCGCGCGATTCCCACGAAGACGTCGATTTCGACGGAAGGGCTCCAGACGATGGAAGTCGTGAAGGCCGACGTGCTCCGCCAGCCGGACGGCGTCAATTACAACGTGGTGGGTGTGACTCTGCGGGGCACCTGCTTCGAGTTCACCACCGTCCCCGCGTAACCATTCGGAGAACCCCCATGCCCGGCCTCATTTGCTCAGGCAATGTCCAGATCGCCATCCTCGACGACGATGGCGCCTTCAAGGGCTTCATGCCCGTAAAAAACACCGTCCAGTTGGAAATCGCCAATGGCGACAACAACGAGAAGACCCGCGTCTCCAAGCAGATCGAAAGCTTCGGCCAGGCCCTGGACACGGTCTATACGCCGGGCGCCTCGGTGCTCACGATCGGTGTGGATGAGCACGATGCCGACGTCGCCGGTATGTCGTTCCGTGGCGAAGTCACGAAAATCACCCGGGCAGCGCAGACCGACGTGTCGATCACGGTGGCACTGCCGACGGCTGGCACCTGGTTGCCGATCGGTGACGGCAACTACAACATGACGGCCGTCTCGGTGAAGGCACTGGACGAAGAAGGCGTGGAGGGTGCCACCCTCGTGCTCGACCAGGACTACAGGCTCGATGCGGCGGGCGGGATGATCATGAAGATCGAGGGTGGCGCCGCGACCGACAGCGTGAAGGTCAAGTACAGCGCTCCTGCGCAGACGGGCTTGCGCGTTACGCCGGGAACGAAGCCGACGCTGCGTATTCGCGTCTACGGGCGGATGAAGAACCTCGCCAACGGCAAGGACATCTACGTCAACATTCCCGAGGCGGCGGTGTACCCGAGCACGAACGTCGATTTCCTCGCCGACAGCTTCGCCGTGGCCACCTTCGGCGGCCCGATCAAGTCGGTGGACGGCAAGCCGCCCTTCACCGTCGATTACCTCTGACGACCCCTGCCGCCGGACTTCCCTCCGGCGGCCCCTGTTTCTTGCTCGTTGCCGGGACCGTCCATGGCCGCGCTTTCCCACCGCCGGAACTCCGCGCTCAAGCTCTTCGTGAACGGCCGCGCGGCCGACAATCTGTATGGGCTGTCCAAGCGCATCGGCGACCGCGTCTCCCGTTATTCGCAGGCGGCTCAACGGGCTCAATCCTCGCTCGCGCGGCGCGTGCAGCCAGTCGCCAAGCGGGAGATTCGTAAGGTGTACGGGATCAAGGCCTCCACCCTCAACGGTCGTTTGGCGCTTTACAACGGCCTGCGTCGCAAGGGCGATTACATCGCGCTCCAGGCCAGCACGCGCCGCCTTCCTCTGGCGAGCTTTGGCGGCACCTGGGGCGGGCGCAGCACACCGGGGGCGACCGCCTCGGTGCTGGTCGGTCAGCGGAAGACCTACACCAGCGCCTTCGTGGCCCGCGTCGGCTGGCGGGGTGCGTCGGGAGGGTCCCTGAAGGACGACACCGCCTCGACGGCCATCTACGTGCGACAGCTGCAACCCACCGGCCGACGCGTCGGGCGCGGTCCGCTGCGTCGCCTGTACGGCCCGAGCGTCTTCGAGATGCTGAGCCCTGGCACGCACGCCAACCAGGCGGCCTTGCGGGTTCGCGGCGCGGTGCTTTCGGAACTGGAAACCTATTACGTGGGCGAACTGGCTCGTCAGATCGCGCTGGAGCTGCGGCATGGCTAACGCGCAGTTCGAAGAGGTCATTCGCCTTGCCTTCGAAACCGGCGGGGTCGAGGGCATCACCCAGGCCGCGCAGGCGTTTGTCCAGCTGGGCGACGTCTCGCAGGAAGCCCGCGCCGACGCGGTCGCGCTGCTCAATGCGATATCCTCCACCGAGAAGACCGGCAAGGCGCTGGAGACCTACCGCGAGGTCGGCAAATCGGTCCTGGAGTACCAACGGAACGTCGCCGCTGCCACGGACAAGGTGCAGACGTTAGCCGCCGCGATCGCCGCGTCCGACCAACCGACGAAGGCGCAAACGCGCGAGCTTGATCGCGCCCGCGCGGGCCTTCGCGCCCTGGTCGCCGAGCAACAAGGCCAGGTAACGAAGCTGCGCGAGACCAAGGCCACGCTCGATGCTTCGGGGGTGAGTCTCCGGAGCTTCACCGCAGCCCAGCGCGAGCTCAAGTCGCGCACCGACGCGGCGACCGACTCGTTTCGTGCCATGGTCACGCGCCTCAAGGCGCAGCGTGACCTGGAAGCCGATCTTCGGACGGAGCAGGCACGCGGCGCGCGGCAGGCCGCCGAGTTCGCGGCCGCGGTCGATCGCGTGCGCAAGGCGCAGGAGCGCAACGGTGCTGCCGGCCGTGAAGGCGCACAGGCGGTCTCCGAGGGGCTGGAGCGGACGCGAAGTGCGGCCGAGCGTCTCCGTGGTGTCCTCGCCGGCTTGGGCGCGTTCTTTTCCTTCGCGGCACTCCTTCAGGGCGTGAAGTCGCTCCTGTCGACGGGCGACGACTTCGCCCGGTTCGAAAAGCAGCTGTCCAGCCTGTACGGTTCGCAGGCCAAGGGCCAGCAGGCGTTCGAATGGGTGAAGGCCTTTAGCAAGGAAACGCCGTTGCAGCTTCAGGACGTGATGAAGTCGTTCATCACGCTGAAGAACTTCGGCATCGATCCAATGAACGGGTCGCTGCGGGCCATCATCGACCAGAACGCACGGCTCGGCGGGGAGACGGAACGGCTTGAGCGGATCACCCTCGCGTTGGGACAGGCCTTCGCCAAGGGCAAGTTGCAAGGCGAGGAGATGCGGCAGCTGGTGGAGGCCGGCGTGCCGGTGTACCAGATCCTCGGCGAGGTGACGGGGAAGACCGCCGGCGAACTGCAAAAGCTGGGTGAGACAGGCAAGCTGGGTCTCAGCGTGTTGCAGAAGTTCGTGGCGCAGATGGGCAAGGATTCCCTCGGCGCCGCCGCCGCGCAGGTCGAAACGCTCGGCGGCCAGGTCACGGTCGCGAAGGACAACTTCCAGCAGTTCCAGGACCAGGTCGCCAAGAGCGGCGCGCTGGATTACTTCCGCGAGCAGCTCAAGTCGCTGAACGCCACCATTCGTCAGATGACCTCGGATGGGCGCCTGGCGGAGTACGCACGGCGGATCTCCGACGGCATCGTCACGGTGGCGAAGGCCGTCCAGAGTGCCGGCGGCTTCCTGATCGACCACGCCGCCGCCATCGGCGCGGTGGCGAAGGCCTACGCGGCCTTCCGCATCGGCTCCATCGTGGGCGAGATCGGCCTGGCTACCGCGCGATTTGCAGAACTGGCCGCCGGCGCCATCCGTTCGCAAGGCGCCGTCGGCGGCGTCGCCGCCAAGGCAACGCTGCTCACCAAGGTGCTCCGGTCGCTGCCGCCCACCGTGCAGGTGGCAATCGCCGTGGCTGGCTTCGAACTGCTCGTGCAGGCGGGCGATTACATCGGGGAACTGGCCGGCAAGCACAGCGCCGCGGCGAAGAATCTCGAAGCGGTCCAGAAACGCGTTCGCGATGAGATGGAGCGTCAGGCCGACACCTATCGCGTCGTGCAGCAGCAGTACATCCAGTACGCGGACACGCAGATCCTCACCGCCAAGCAGGTGGCGGCGCTGAGCGCGAAGGAGCGCGCCTCCTACGAAACGCGATTGGAAGGTCTCCAGGCGTACCTCAAGGCCAAGCAAGCGGAACAGGTACGCTTGCAGTCCCTCGGCCGCGACGTCGCTGAGGAACTGGGGCAGACGCGGGCGGCGTACCAGACGACGAAGGACGGCATGGCCGCCCTCGCGGAAGGCGCGCGCATTGCCGAGGCGGCGCTGAAGGACCACCTCAGCGCCGGTGCCGAGGCGTTGCGTGCGTCGCTTGTCGGCGTGGGCGACGATGCCACCACGGCCAGCACACGTATCCAGCAGCTGTTCGCGACGTTCCAGTCGGCCAGCACGACAGACCTGGGTGACCTTGCCCTGGCGCTGGCGAATACCGCAGACCAATCGCAGCGGGCCGACCTGGCCGTCCGGCTGGGATTGAAGGCGACCCTGGACGAACTCACTTCCACGGATCTCTTGCGGTTCCAGTCGGCGGCCACGGCCGCGTTCAACACCTACCAAGTCTCGGCGACCGATGCGGCCGCCGTGACCCAAACCGTCCTCGAAGTGGCGCTGGCCCGACTGGGCGTCGCCGCGGACCGTTGGGGCCTGGCGACCACCGATGCCAGCCGTCAGAACGTCGCAGCCTTCGCCACCGTGGCCGAGAACGCCGCCGCCGCCGCCTCGACGATCGAAGCCGCGTTCAACAAGGCGCTGGCGAGCGCCACCACGGTCGACGAGGTGAAGAGCCTGGGCGACGCGCTGTACGTCGCGGGCGACCAGGGCAAGGTCGGCTTCGAGGCGACGGAACGGGCGGCGGCGGCCGTGCAAAACCGACTCCGCCAGCTGCAAACGGCGCTCGATCCGTTGACCGACTCGTTCGCGGCGCTGGGCATCCAGTCCAAGCGTGCGCTCGACGATGCGGCGGCGGCAGCGAGGAGCGCGTTCGCCACGGTCGTCGAATCCGCGCGCGCGGGCAAGGCGACCGTGGATGACGTGCGCGCGGCGTTTGCCGCCATGTCGCGCGCCCAACTGGACGCGGTCGCCAATTCCGAGCCCTGGCAGCAGGCCACCGTGCAGGCCGCGTTGAAGACGCAGGCAGCGGTCCTCAATGTCACCGCGGGGCTCGACCGGATGGGCAACACGGGCCTCGATGCCGGTGATCGCGTCGCCCGCGGCGCCGGCCACGCCCGCGATGCGCTGGACGACACCGCGTCAGCGACGCATCGTGCCGCCGACGCCACGGAACGCGCATCAGAAACCACCGACGACGCTGCCGAGAGCGAAACCCATTACTCCAAGGCGGCCGACGAATCCGCCAAGGCGACGCGCCGGCATGCGAAGGAGACCGAGGCCCTGTCGTATTCGCTGGGCGGTCTCTCCGATCAATTGGTCAAGGATCTCGCGAACCTCAACCAATGGGCGGGGATGCCCGACGTGTGGCGGCACATGTGGAACGACGTCATGCAGCAGGCCACGGACCAGCTCAACCAGTTCAAGGAACAGATGGCGACGCTGGACCAACAGAACGCGAAGTTCGACGCCATGAGTCAGCGCGTGGCGGCGCTGCGCAATCAGTACAAGTACCTCACCGAGGACCAGGTGCGTGCGTTGGCCCAGGCGCAGCAGACGCACGAGGAGAACATCAAGCACGCGGCGGACGAGGCGAAGCGTCGGCAGGAGGAGATCCGTCGCGCGGCGCAGGAGCGTTCGCAGCAGGCCGCCGAGGACAACCGGGCCATGGAAGAGCAGTGGGCCCGACCGGAGGGCACCACTGCCGATGTGGCCGCGCCAACGCCCGCCGACGGTGGCCGCCTGGCGCTGGACTTGACGATAACCAACGGCCAGCGCGGCAGCGGAACCCCGCTTGTCATGGCGCCCACGGACATCCAGCGGCTGGCGAACCTCCTCGTTCCCGCCGTCGTGAAGCAACTCGGCATTCGTCGCGCGACCACCAACAGGTAACCATGGAACAGATCACGCTCGGCACGCTCGCTCTACCACCGGACATGCGCTGGTCCGACGAGCACAGTTGGTTGCCCGTCGGGGCGAGCGCGAAGGTCACGTTGACCGGCGCGAAGATCGTGCAGATCGGCAATCTCCAGGCGGGACGGCCGATCACGCTTGAGGGCGGTCTGGACTTCGCCTGGATCAGCTACGCGGAGGTCGAAGCCCTCCGCACGATGGCTTCCGACCCGGAAACATACCGGAACCTCGTGTTCCCCGACGGTCGCACCTTCACCGTTCGGTTTCGCGTCGAGGACACCGCCGTCGAAGCCGAGCCCGTCGAGCATCGCGTCTCGGCCAATACGACCACGCGCAACAAGCTCCAGTACATCCCCACCATCCGACTCGAAACGGTGAACGCATGACCATCCAGGTCACGGATATCCAGCTGCGCGCTTCTGAGCGCCTGACCGACAACAACGACGGCGGCGGTCGCATGACCGGCCAGGTCATCGAAAGCGGTGTGCTGAACAACCTCTTTGCGGACATCAGCCGCCTTGATCGCACCTACGGGCGCTTGTCGTTGCGCAAGGCCTACATGGCGGTGAACAGCGCGGATACCGATACGTATCTCGGATCGCACGTCATCGTCACCGACCCACCCGACGACGAACGGATCGCGGTGACGATGTTCACCACCGGTAGCGTCACGGACCTGCGGGCGAACGCCCAGGACCGCATCGAGTCGTATGTCACGGTCGGACCACTGGCGCCGTACTACCTGTTCGGCAACCAGCCCAAGGGTGCGCGTGCCATCAGTCTGCTCGGGAGGATCGAAACACCGCTCCCGGAGGTCGGCGACGTCCTCGTGCTCTCGGTTGAGAACGGCGCGACGGTCACGGCTCAGCAGTACGTCCGTGTGGCCGACATCGCCTCGGAATCGCGTACGTTCACGGACGAGCAGGGCGATTTTCAACGCAAGGTGGTCACGGTGACGCTGACGGGCGCGTTGCGGCAGACGTACCTTGGGGCGGAGGCAAACCGGCTGACGAACGTCATTCCGCCGACCCGGATACGGCAGACCACGGTGGCCGATGCCAGCACGTATTACGGGGTGAGCAAGCTGGCCGAGGGCGTGTCGCAGAATGCCCTCGAACTCACCGTGTCCTCGATCACGGCGCAGTTGGTGCCGGCTACCACGCGCGAGACGGCGATCGCGGGCGCCACGCCGGGTCTGGCGTTGAGCTATATCGCAGCGGGGATTGCACAGGCCCTGGAAGCCGGCACGGCCCCCCGCTATCAGTTTCGCGGCGTGTTGCCCGGCAGCGTGGCGGCGTCGGTGCCGGGGGGTTCCGCGATCGACTTGGGCGGGAACCTCGTCGTCAACGGCTCGCCGGTCGGTACCGTGGATTACGAGTCCGGGAAGATCGACGGCACGACACTGTTCGGCGGCACGTACATTCCCGCCGCGGCCGTGAGCGGTTCCACCTACACGTTCGCCACGGATGTCACCCTCGCCAACCAGGGAACGGTCTACGTCCTGACCCTCCCGACGATCCCCGCTCCCGGTACGTTGTCCGTCTCCTTCCGGTACCTCGGGAAGTGGTACACGTTGCGGGACACTGACGGCGCGGGGTCCATGGAAGGCTCATCGGCCGCGGAGGGCGGCGGCACGATCGATT